GGGTTGCTCCCTATTTTTGTCTTATGTTATTCAATCTTACCCATCACCTTGAGTAACCACATAATAAATCCACTGTCAGAAGAAAAGAACTCTAAACTACATATTGGTTCAACTCTATTCTTAACATAGGCGAAAACTTCAAAACCCTTTTCTGTTGGATTTATTAGAAGGTCGCTTGAAAGGTTACTATCGGTTATACTTAGTGTGCAATAATCTACAAGGTTTTTAATTCCCGTATAGAGTGCAAAAGTATCAGCTGGAGATAGTATGGCTTTATTTGTTTTTATTCTTGTAAACCTCCTAACTAAGTGATCTACATTAATAACTCCACTACCTATAAGCATGTACTGATCGTTTATCTTCTCTAATCTCAGGAACCCTTTACCATATAGACTCTCACATACTTTGGCAAGAGAACTAACAGTAGAAGGATCTAAAACCATGGCTGAAAAGTAATTGATTAATGATTTCTAAGTTGGATAAAGTGTCTATGTTTAGGATGTCACTATTAGCTCTAACCTTCTCAACTTTATCATTTAGTATAGTCTTTGAAACCTTAAGTGAAGCTAACATAACTGTAACAAACTTAGCTAACTCATCTTGGTCAATATCGTCTGTAGTTATGTATTTCACGTTATTCTCATTATCGATTACTACCCATTTGTCTTCTCTGTCATCTTCAATCACTCCTTCATAATTAACAGATACTACTTGAAACCCATAAGGAGCTATAGCGATTGAGATAGAATTAAAAGCTCCAGTCTCATCTAGTTCCTTAAGTTTATATGCATCGATGTAAGGTCTAGTGTATCCCATTAAGTCCTCCCTATCTGAAATGTACTCTATAAGGTGATTTAATGCAGATTCTCCCTCTTCTATTTTGATTATAGCCCCATCTGATTCTAGTTCGTTATAGTGGCTTATTATTAGATACTTATTCATGATAGTTTACAATTTCTATATTTACTCCTCTTGTTCTTAGGTATTCAGTCATATTCTCAACCTCAGCAGTTCTCAGTGGTAAATCTAAGCTCATCTCTGAAATACCTGATAAAAAGTCTTCTGAAGGGATGTACATATAATCTAATACCACTTTCCCTAATTCAGCTACTCCTCCTGCTTGGTATGGTCTTAATAGTCCTTTCTGTATACCGTTATTATCTAGTGGAAATCTAACAAGCCCATAAGTAGCATCGTCTATAAGCTCTAATTCTCCTTCAATATCTAATGGGAAAACTTCAAGTCCATAAGCATTCCAATAGTGTAAGAATAACTCCTGAATCGTACTAAAAGTTGGAGTCTGTTTACTTATCTTATCGAGTAGTTTGTTTTTAATTAGAGCGTCAACTTTCTGTACATCTCTAAAATCCTCTGAAGATACGCTCACTACTCCAAGCAATACCTCCCTCTTTTTAATTATTATTTTTGTCATTTCACATTTCTATTATTGTTACAGCTCTAAAAAGTATACTCATCCAAATTAATGTCAGGGAAATACTTATCATCAAATTTTTATAGATCCACAGCGGTTTAGTCACCTTAGTCATCTTGTGGTTTCTCCATCCGTAGTCTGCCAAAGTAACCAGTATCACCACTATTCCTATCAAACTAAATCCCGCTATATTACCTGATAAAAAGATAGAGATTCCTAAGGTTAAAATAGACAGCATATGAGACAGGACTATAACAGGAGCATCCACTAGGTAAAGCAAACTCGCAAACCTAACTTTCTGCTTCCCGTCTCCCTCTACATATATCTTGCTGTATCTATTAATTATTGGGTTTTGGAGATATACTTCTGTTACCTTATTACCCACTAACTTAACCTCAAAAGAATCCTCGTCTACTTCTACTTTAAAACCTTTGTGTATCGCGTAATCTACAAGCTCCCTCGGTTCTATATTCTTATCTGGAAGTTCTATGTCTGGTAATTTAATCATCATCATTTAATAAGTTATACAATTTTAAAGCATTCACCTCTATTACCTTTTCTTGCACTTTCGTTAAGTTTGTTCCTTGTTTTAAGTATCTAAGGTAACTCTCAAAATCTTTTATTGCTAGCTGATCTGAGAGGCTCCATGTATCCTTTACTCTCTTTTCGAATTTAAAGTTAGGGAGTCTTAGGAGCTTAAAGAAATACTGAGAGTCTACTGTTCTACCCATATACATTGAAATAAGAGAGTTACAGCTTTGTCTACAGTTCTCATTATCACACTTAAAATACTTACCAACTACGTGACTCTTATTTAATACATTACCACAATCACATTTTATTTCCTCAGATTCACCTTTCTCGATAATTTCCAGTAAACTTGTGTGGCAATCTACTAATAATTTACACCCTTTAGTTACACCCTTTACGACATCGGTAGACTTAACTTCAATACTCTTTCTCCATATTCCACCTACTCTCTCACCAGCTATAACTAAACTAGGGGAAAGCATGTCTAATTCAGGGTCATACTTTAAGGTTACTCCGAGTCCATCAACTACAACATCAAGCAGTTTTCTCTCTTTCAGTACATAAATCTTCTCCTCCTCTCCAAAGTGCCATATCCCATCAATCCTAGCTTCAAAGTCTTCCCACTCTTTTACCTGGACTATGGTTGGTTTAATAAGAGTCTCAGTAAGGAAACCAAATATCTCACCTACACAAAACTTATCATTACCAAAAGCCCTAAGACTCTCAAGGAATCCGTACTTTACTCCTAAGGTCGAATTCACATCTACATCATAACAAATCACTCTAAAATCTCCCGTAACAAGTCTATTCTCAACCACCATACACTTTATCTTTCGTATAGCTGGATTAACTTCTTCAGGGATATATTTTGTTAGTTCTTTGTCCATGGGTGATATCTTACTTATTCTCCCTTCGACATACTTAACGACAACGGGAGTGCCTATATAGCTGTAACTGTAGTAGTAAGGGTAGTGCAAATCAAACGCCATATCCTCATACTTATCAACTATTATTCTTTCTTTTTCCACCATTCGTTAAAAAATTTGTCGTAAGGGAAGTAAGTCCACAAAGTCACCGTAGATATGAAAACAACCATTCCTACTATTGGCCGATAATTAAACCCGTAACCAATGAGAAGTATGTTCAGTATAACGACGAATAGTAGGATATAACTTTTTATTTGTTGGTTGTTATTCATTTGTTATTCTTTTATAATTATAGGTGCTGGGACTTTTCCATCCGTTATTATCACCTTATTCTCAGTCTCTCTTATAGCATCTATCCACTTTTCTTGTAGTAGCTTTTCATCTAGACCTTTGGATTTAACTTTATTTGTCTCAGCTTCTATTCTCGCTTTCTCCAGATTCATTTTAGACACCTCCAATTCGTTCTGAACTTTCTCTTTCTCTAGGATCATATTGTTTCTCCTTTCGATAGCGTCTTCCATTGATTTAGGAGGCTTAAGTCCAGAAGTCAGGTTAGTTAGCTGGAAATGTTTAGCTTCAAAATCCCTCTTAAGTCTACTCTCTACCTTCTTTTCAAATTCATTAAGGTTATTCATTAGACCATCTGTAGTATATTCCCTAGCTTCTTCTCTATAGGCATTTACTACGAGTTTGTTTAAGATTGAGACTTCTACATTATCCAACATAACTTTAGGGTCTTCCACTCCAAGATGCTTATAACTAAATACAATATCCACTCCTTTACCTCTAATAGGCTGATACTGATAGGAAGGGTCAACTGTAAATACTCCTGCATCTTTAGCTGAAATAGTTACCTCATCCGGATCCCCTGAAGTCTCAAACATTGGTACTTGGTATAATCTTGTCCCAGGCAGCAGAGTCCATTGTCTCCCTGTTACCACCTTAAAATCAGACTTACCATTCCTTCCAAAGTTAGACATCATTACACCTTCATAGTTAGGCTCTACTCTTACCATACTTCTATATCCATACCACACGACTGCAATAATAAGAGCTAAAACGGCTAACTTGATAACGTGTAACTTTTTAATCAGAAACTCAAATATATTATTCATAGCTTATCTCAGTTGAAAGGAATTTAATAATGTAATCTGAAGGTTGCGGATCTCCTATGAGTTTAGACACGATATAGTAGTTATTATTCACATCCCCCCAAAGGTATCCCAGTTTCACCCAATCAAGAACATTAGAAGCTCGGTTAACGTCAAACTTAAATTCAATAGGAGTACTGTGGACCCAAGCTTTATAAACATCGTTCCACTCTTCTAGGTACTTCTGAATATGCTCAATACCGTTTTCCCCTACTGTAATAAGCTCTTTCTGGTTTTTATTCCAAGCTACTCTATAAGCCATTCCTAAATTAAACCATGTACTCGGATTCCAGTCATTAGTGTCAATTATAATAGTATCAGCTGAAATCATAGCCTCTACATCTCTCTTAACTTGGAATTGAATACATTGAGTCTTTAAGAAGTTTTCCTCAGGCTCTGGCAGTTCTTCTGAAGTTATAAGTGTATTCTCAAACTCCTCTCCATAACCCTCTGACAATGCTTTCTTTACTGCCTCTAACATTGCGGGGTCTGATGTATGTATAAATGTTACTGTTTTCATTGTTGCTTACTGCTGCTTAATAGTGAATAGCCTATAGTGTTATAGTATTCTGCTTTATCTTTTGGTAGTAACAGGAACTCATCTCCATAAAGCTCAGATATAGTATTTCGTATAACATCTGATTTCTCCATGTAGATTTTGATTATCTCTGCTCCTCCACCAAATAGAAGAATATTATCCACCTTATTGAACTGATCTCCATACTCGGATTCTAACATCTCAAAAGTACTCGTTAAATACTCTACGATGAATTCAGTTATTTTGTCAGATAGATCGTGTAGCTTACCTCTCTTCTTATATCCTCCAAGAGTTACTACTTCCTTAGCTTCAACGTCATTAATAGATATACCTAAGTGTTCAAAGATATACGTTTTAATTTTGTTAGCTACTAGAACGATACCTTTATTTGCATAACCCTTAATACCATAGTCAAGCAGAGAGTTATTTAAAACAAGGTAAGTATCTATCGTATTAAATCCAACATCAAGACCGAAATAGTTAGCTGACTTATCCTCCATAGAGATCTTTCCATTAGGTTCAACATCTAGTCCGTACTGTGAATAAGTAGCGTGACCAGAAAGACCTTGAACGTGAATATCAATCTTTTCTGAAGGCAAATTAAGTTTCTCTAAGATATAGCTTTTATAATCATCGCGCTTATCCCAGATAACGGGGGTCAACCCCAAAGCGATCTTTTCGATTCCCTCTGATTGGAATTTATTAAGTAGATAAGAGATTAGTATTGGTCCTACCTCCTTGAACCCCTCGTAAGTTAAAGTATCAATAGGGAGCCGGTCTAATTTTGTTGCCAGCTCACCTACTAAATACCTTTTTCCATCGAAGTGGTGGTAGGTTGCAACAGAGGTAACCATGGATGAATCTCCTTCTGGCACCTCTATCACACCTGTAACCTCTTTATCTAACTTAATTATTTTCTTTTGTTTTTCATCATAGATACAGTACTTAAAATGGCCGTATCCACAGTCAATACTTAAAATCATAAATTATAGTTAGTTAAAGATTATCGGTTGTTTATTTAATCGTAATCGCTCTCAAAGATTTTAACGTCCTTGTTTATAGCTTTTACGTCACTTTTATTTACATGGCCTAGAGTAACAACATACTTAGGATCTTTTATTTTATCAAACTCTCTATTCCAAGCTTTCATGTCATCGCAAAGGTCAGATATTACTACAACAGGTACACCCTCGTCAAGCTCTCTGATATGCTTTAGACCTCTAGCCAGATCAGTACCACCTCCAATACGAAGCATACCTCTCTTAGGCTCAAAATCTCTTATCATCAAGTCTTGTACAAACCCAGTATTCCATGTAATAAGCCTAACCCTATCTAGACCTATCTTCTTCACTCTAGTTGCGATATCGTTTATAATACCAAAAATAGAGCGCTCATCCATCGAACCTGAGACGTCAACAAGGAAGGTCATCTGTTCAACCTTTACCTTAGCTGGGTTCATCTTAAGAGCCGGAACGTACATATTACCACTACGACCTCTTAATTGATTCTTAAATAGGTTTCTTGTAGTAGTCATTTTAGTAACCTCTTTATTTCTCAAGTCTCTAAACAAATCATCCATAGACTTTAAGATATTCTGAGTATTCCTAGTTAGTACAGCTCCTCCTGAGTTTCCTCTACCATTGTCTTGGAATCTTGGGTCTGGCTTTCCTGCTCCCCCATCTTCATTACCATCTTCACCATTATTTCCACTAGACTCTCCTTGACCTTCTTTAGATTCACCTCCAGAACTCTTAAGCTCCTTCATCTGCTCCTTACCTTTATCTGTCAAGTTTCCATCTTCATCTATTAAACCTTCATCAACCATTTTCTCGATCATGTCAGGTGTAATAAAGTTAGATCCAGTACCAGAGCCGGGCATTCCAGATAAATCTCCTTCTCCAGAACCTCCACCTTGACCATCACCTTCGCCTTCTCCCTGCTGTCCGTCTCCACCTCCTTGTTGATCTTGTTGTTTTGGTGGTAGGAATAAGTTTAGATACTCAGCTACCATTTCTACATACTCAAGATAGGTTTTACCCTCAAGGAATGCATACTTAGATGGGTGGATAGAGTCTGCTTCAAAGGCCTTATCTATAGCTTCCACATCCTCCAGAGTTAAGATCTTAGAGTTAATCTCACAGTCTGCAGCGATATTTAGAAGGTTAAAGATAAACTGCTGGTTAGAGAGAAGAGCCTTTATGTAGATTTTAGGACGACCGCTTATTTTGGCCATCCTTTCTACATAATCAGGTTTGTTAATAATTCCCTCCAGAGTCTTTAAACCCTTATAAGCTAGGAGGTGGTGAGCAAAGAAAGCGTGTCCATACTCATGATATATAACGCCCTCTCTTATCTTGCTCTCCTTACCTTCAAACACATCCTCTCTCATTAGCAGCTTCCAGTGAGTTATATCCTTTTGAATTAACCCAGCAATAGGAACTCCCATGTGACTCGGATCTAAATTGTCTGAGATGTCTTCGTAGAGGTAGTTAACGTAGTATTTGCTATTAAACTCATCCACTTTCTTTACATAATCCTTTCTCATGACTATCCGATTCTATTAACTGATTCAACTGACTTTCTCTTGTTCTTAACTATATTGTTCTCATGAATATCATCTTTCTTAGCTAATTTCTCAAGAACATCAATCACCTTGTTAATACCTTCTGAGAACTTGCTGATATAAGCTTTACTGTCAGCTGGCTTAATCTCCTTGTTCTCTAATTTAGGTTTAAGGTAAGTTGTTTTGATTGACCATAGTTTAGAAGAGAAGTTATCAATCAGTTTCTCAGCCTCACCAAAGGTTAAGATCTTACTATCCTTATCAAACATCTCTAGGAATTCTTGAAGTTTAGCCTCATCGATTCCATTTTCTATTTTCGAATCTAAGAACCACTCAACATCTTTAAACGTTACAGCAGATTTCATTAGATTAGATAACGCTGGATTTTGTTTTAGAAGGTTAATCAAAGTTTCTCCCACATCTCCGTTAAATGAACCTTGAAGCTCTTTATCCGGTAGACTTCCAATTAACCCATTTACCAGGGTCTTAGTTACCATAGATCCTAGTAGTCCTTTCTTAGCAGCTGCATGTAATAGAGGTTTAAGTCTACCTACAGATCTCCATGTTGGCGGGTTGAATACTGTATGTTGCCCTCTATAAAGATCCGAAAGTTCAGTATTATTCATAACATCTAGACTAAGCCCTTTCGCCGCGATAAAGTCCATAAGCGCCTCTTGGATTACCTTTTCATCAACATCTACTTCATCTGGTGCTTCTCTAAAATCTATTGTAGCGGCGAAGTCAGCGTCTAGGAACAACTGGAAATCCTCCTTCGTTACAGACTTAAGATTATACACCATGAATCTGTTTATAATTGGAGAAATCAGGTCAAAGTTCTGCCCTAAGTTCTCTTGATAGTTACCTGCAGAAATAATCTCTACATTTGATGGTAACTTTCTCTGACCAACCATTCTATCAAAGATCACCTTCAATAGCGGAGACTGTACATACTCAGAAGCGGTAGTTAACTCATCAATAAACAAGATTACCTTTTCGTGAGTAGCAGATTCTTCCTCCACTTTCTTGAACCAGTCCGGCTTTAGGTTTACAGCTTCTCCATTCTGATTAACTGGGAAACCTAGGATATCTTCAGGAGAATACTCACCACCGTTAATACCTACGTACCCATATCCATTAGCCTTAGCGTATTTTTGCACAATCGTAGTTTTCCCACAGTTATGCACGAAGTTCCCAGCGGCTAATTTAAAGTTATGGCTCGGGTGATCTACTTCCAAATCATATACTTTTACTGGTGCTTCTAATTTAATTCTTTTTATACTTTTGATTGTAAGTTCCATAATTTTTGTTGATTAAAGTTCGTTATTATTAAGTTATTGACTATGATGAGGGGTATAATTTTAGGGATTACCAGAAGTTTTTTATACGAGAAGTGTTTATTTGTTTTCACGTAATTATAACTCTGCTCATTAATTGGCGTCCCTCTGTAAAACATATCATAGATTAACTGGATACTCTCATTAAGTCGATTAAAGAATGATACCTTAGTGGCGTATTCTCTAATCTTTTTCTGAAGCTCTGGATCATGACAGCTACCTACTTTCTTATCCCTTAGAGATTTACGACTATTATAAAAAGCCTTCTCTCTAACTTCTGGGCTGTAGATTCCTGTACCATTTTCCTTTTGAGATTTAAGTCCCGCTTTCTGTAGTTTTACTTGGTGAGCTTTGTTAAATACATGTGTTCCATTTTCCCGGTGAGTCTGCATACCCCGTTTCCCCATCTCTGAATAAAATTCCCTTGAATCAACCTCTATAAACTCTTCAGTTAGCTCGCTTGGAAAAATGAATTTATAACACCCGTCTTTACTCTTTACACAAATCTTCTCATGTCTTATAGGTTCATTTAAATAGATTCCCTTTCCAGTTCTACTTCTATTGTATCCCGGAAGGTTAAGCTCATTTAAATCCCCTACAAAAGCATTAAGCCTACTAATCCACACTTCTTCATCTTTTTCTTGATCGTAAGTATATCCATTAATAGGTGGTAAGATTCTAATGTAAAAGTTCTCCGGTCCGTACTCTAATATATCTAGATACTTCCCTTCTACACCATAGTTAAAATGATCTTCTTCTCTTAAATATGTAAAATGTCCGAATAGAGAGTTAAACAGACGCTCCTGCATAGTTGATGAATTGTCCCCTACGTAGTGCTGGTTTGTCAGATTATTAAAGAAGTTGTAGATTTTATACCCTTTGACTTGGAGAAATAAATCTATAAACTGATCTCCACCGGTATACTCTACTAAATCTTTAACACTGAAATTCACATAATAAAGTCTGCTAATCTCTTCCATAATTTCTAACCTTTTACCTCTTGACCTACAGATAACTCTTCAGCAGCTACCCAAGTCTTTCCATCAGCAAGTAGGTGTAAGTGATCTGGAGTACATCTATAAACTTCTCCATTACTCAACTCTACTTCAATAAGCTCATCCACCTCCTTAGTGATAAACGCTGACTTCATAGCTGGGTGGATTTCTTGCTGAGTCTCCGTATCCCAAGAAACTACACTAAATTTTTCCCCTTGATTGTGTCTCTCTAAAAGTTCACCAAAGCTTAACTCTCCCTTATCTGTTATCACCTTAGTATCCTCTGTGAAACACCCTGGGTTAGATAGGAATAAAACTGGTACTCCTGAAGCTAAACTCAAATCGATAGCTTGTTTCATTTGTACATTCAAGTTTAACTTTCCTGATTTGTTTCTGTTTGTTGACATAATTTTGATTTTTAATTGTTGATGATTTATTTAATTACACATGAGATTTGACCACGAGAAAATACCGCCAAATATATCCTCCCGTAGTTCTCCTCTCAATAATAAGGCATTACCCATGGATTAAGCCGGTCTCAATATACTAAGAAAAGCGGCTCTTGCTACGGTCTTGTTTAACTTCATTTCTTCAAACAGTGTAACAATATTTCTGATCTTTCCATTCACTCTTCCTAGTAACTCTCCTCCTAACCATTCAGCTTCCCAAATTTCTACATCGTTAATTCTTACTGCTTTGTTTACTAGACCATTAGCCTTGTTCCATCCGTGTTCTAATAATACATCTTCTAAAATTGCCCTCATAATTGTTGTTCTTTAAAATATATGTTCTTTAATGAATTCTTCTGCTTTAAACTTCTTCAGTGCCTTAATCTCTTTTTCTATCTCTTTAATCTTAGCTTCTGAATCAGTTTTTCTTAATGTTCCTATAGGCTTAGACATGATAACTTTAATAATCTCTAAATCAACCTTAGTCTTCTTTGCTAACTGCTCATTTGTGACACTCGTATCCTTTAGAAATACTTTAACCACTTCAGGCATAGCTAGATAAACTTTCTTACTAAACTCTAGGCTCTTTAATTTGTTATCCCTGTTTAAGTTCAGTAGGTTTATGTAGTTATTGTAAGTTATATCTATCCACTCTCTGATTCCTATAGTTCTAACAGTCTCCCCATCAGTAACATTAATCATATACGTCTCCTTGTGGGTAGCTTTTTCTGTTAAGTATTTATGCAACCAATCTATATCCACTCCTCTAGTTCCCGGTGAAAGGTAAACTCTTAGAAGTCCTGGTTTTGATTTATCGGAGAGATTGTCAATTAAGATTCTCCCTTCCTCACGATACTGCATAAATAGTTTGTCATCTCCCTTACCACCTTTATCTAACTGAATAGGGAATCTACTTGGGTCACCCTCTATAAGAACTTCCCTATCTCCCTTTGTTATTTTGGCATACTGGTAAGTTAGATATCCTTTTCCCGTTTTCCATAGTGCATCTAAGTCTGAATCTTTTGCTATAATCTTAAGTCCCTTTGTCCTATACTTCAACTTCTTAGGGTCATTAGTTATATAAGCTTCATACATACTCTCCATAGAAAACGTTGGTAAGATAGCTGAAACTCCAATCCCTAATCCAGAAACCCTATCAACTAAGAAGGATAACGGAAAGGGTGTAGGAAGGTATGATGGTTCTTTTATATTTCCATTCACCTCACTATCTTGCCATGGGACGAGGTCTAACACTGGCTCTATCATCGCTCTGAGCTTCTTTGATACTTTAATAGCGGTATAACGAGCAGCAGCTGGACCATCAGAGTCTCCTAAGATATCAGCCCTACCAAAACTCCCTTCTCCTTCTAAAATACCACAGAGCGTAAACTTTGCCAGTGATTCATACGTCCCATCTGTAGAGTGAGGGTGGAACTTCATCATATTACCTAAAACCTCAGCTGACTTTGCATAATCCTTCCCACCTAAATAAGATGCATAAATACCACGTCTATAGGAAGGTTTAAGTCCATCGAGAAGCCTAGGAAACACTCTGGATGTATTAATGTATTTCCCAAACTCTGTATACCCGAATGAAACTATATCTCCAATAGACTCGGTTACTACTTTATTATTCTTCTTAGCCATATATAATACCAGCTTCTTTCATTAGGTTATACTTAGCTGAAGTTGTACCAAGGATTTCTTTAGCATAATCTAGGTCATCCAAAGTAACTTGTTTCAGCCTCTTGTTCTTAATTAACGTTTCTTCTACATCTTCAGAGTTCATTGTACCAAGTCCTTTATATCGAGTGAACTTCTTATTCCTATTTAATCCTTTCTCCTCTCCATCATAATAATACTTTCCTTCTTGCTTATATAGAGGTGGAACTAAACAGTAAACATATCCTTTCTCAATTAAGTGCGGCATATACTCTCCAAATACTCCTAGAACTAAAGCTTGAATAGAATAACCGTCATCATCAGCATCAGTAGCCACTATAATCTTTCCAAATCTCGGCTTCTCTTTTAGTTCATACCCTTTAATCCCTGCACCTATAGCGTTAATTAAATCTCTTATCTCTTTGTTTTCTAATACTTGCTCTAAAGACTTATTCTGGCAGTTCAGCACCTTACCTCTGAGCGGATAAACTCCATGCATTTTAGAATCTCTCGCTGATGTAATTGAACCTGCTGCCGAATCTCCCTCTACTATATAAAGTTCTGCCTCCGCTCGGTTACTGGTGCTGCAATCCCTAAGCTTACTAATCTCTTTACCTCCTTTACTTTTACGAATATCAGAGGAGAGGATAACCTTAGATTTGATGAAGTCCATATTTTTAAGTTTGTTCATAGAAGCGGTAAACTCCTTAACTCTTTCGATATGCTCTTCAAACTCAGCCTTATTCTTCTTTAAAAACTTAGTAACCTCTTCAATTAACCCCTCTCTACAACTTTTATCCCAACCGTCTATTTGAGTGAGATTTTCTTTAGTTTGAGAGGAGAACCCTACTTCATTAGCTAAGAGGATTATAGATAAGTTAAGTCCTTTTAAAACAAACTGAACATAAACATCATCTAAATTATAAGTCACTCTAAGCCCTTCCTTTAAAGCATTCTCCATCTCTCTTATATGTAGACCTCTATTAACAACAAGTGAGTTAACCGATCCCTTAGATACTCCTTTGGTTAAATCTGTATCAAAATCAAGGGTAGTTAAGAGTCTGGTTTTCCCTATTGTCATATTTAGAGGATACTTAAAGAGCTCATATTCCACTTCCTTACCTTCTATAAAATACTCTACCTCCTTCTTTGTAGTCTCCTTAACAATTAACTTTACGAGAGCTAGGTTTGTAAGCGGTAATTCATAGTTAGGTGATTGAATAAGTGTATAATCTGGTTTAAAGAATACGAGGGTAGAAGGTTTAAACTCCAACTTAACTTTCAACTTGTACTTTTTAAATATATCCTCCAAACTAAGTACATCTTCCTTAACCTTATTCCCTTCTTTAAACTCTATCAGGTAGTAAACATCTTTATTCTTGTTATACGCTTCCTCTACTTTCTTTATGCTGGTTTTATAGTTATCCTTTGTAACCTTTGAGCATAATACATAAGTTGAAGATAGAGCGTTAGATGCTTTTGTTCCCACTCCATTCATGCCAGTTGCGACCTCATTCTTCTCATACTTACTACCTGAATTCATACGAGAGGTGGCTATTTCGGCAGAGGTTATTTTTACTTTAGGATTTGTTGGGTCATTCTTAAGGTTAATCGGCATACCTCTACCATTATCATACACCATTAAGAAATCCCCTACTTGTTTAAATCCTAACTTTGAAGCGTAACCTCCTAAAACTTCATCGATTCCGTTATCAATAACCTCCCTTAGAATCACAGTCGGGTTATCCACATTCGAGACGTACATGCCAGGTCTGTGTCTAATATGTTGATTCCAAGAGAGGGTTTGAATGTCTATTTTGTTAGCTTTGCTCATGAACTTTAACGGTTACTGGAATTAAGCCGTCTCTAAGTTTTCCACCTAATTGTTTAAAAGTTGTCGTTGTAAGATCTAGTACTCTATTCTTTACAAACGGACCTCTATCAATTACAGTACAAACGGCAGTAGCTCCAGTATTTGTGTTTGTTATTAAAAGTTTAGTTCCAAAAGGGTATGTCTTATGTGCACAGTGGTCTCCATAAATATTTAACCTCTTACCTGATGCTGTATTCCTGTTATGAAAGTTGTCACCATAGTAAGAAGCGTATTGTTGTTGTGAGTAAACCAGTGAACTAAGAGTGATCCCTAGTAATGCAAAAACCTTCCTCATAAATTATTTCTTTTTCTTAACTACATACTTTAACTCTACTACATCCCCTTCTTCTACATCTGTTCCCGCTAGTTCAAGAGGTGCAGCTGTTCCATTAGAGAAGTATGCTGAATCGTTTTTAATAGCTTCAATCGTTACTTCTTCTGTTATTTCTACTTCTTTCTTTTCGTCTTTGCTGCAGCTCACTAATACTACTAATAATGCAAAAGCTGTAGCGATAATATCTCTTTTCATTTTATTCTTCTTTTAATTTGTTATACTTTTCTTCAATTTTCTCCGGGGTAATCTCACTATCAATGCGATCGAGAACTGCTCCAGAATGGCTTAAAAATAGCACTGTTGGGATTGATTTAACTCCGGCTTGATTACATAGCTCTAAATTCTCCTCAAAGATTGCTATTTTCAGGTAGTCTAGACTGATGTCGGATGTCTCTATTTTCTCAAGGACTTTATGACATGCCCCACACCAATCTGCTACAACTAATGCTACCTGAATCATCTTTAACTTAATATCTTTCCTAAAACTTCATCCTCATCCATCAGCTCAACCTCTTCACCTTCGTAGTTTAACTTTACTCCAGTTCTGTGTCCTAGCCATACTCTATCTCCAGGTTGTAAGTGCTCACAGTCTTTTCCTACTGCAAATATCGTACCAGTTTCTTTTAAGTTTCCCTCTACAGTTAAGAAAGTTGAATCCATCGTATCTCTCTTAACCAGTAATTTTATTCTTGTAAGTTCTAAATTGTTACTCATGTTCTTCTTTTAGTTTAGTATATTCCTTTAAAATTATTTCTGGGGTTAGTGGTTGTTTAGTCTCAGCTGCTCTTGCCGATTTCTTAAGGAGTTTACCTAGATCATCCACAAAACAAATCGTAGGTAAAGTCTGAACCCCGTATTTCTCAGCTAGTTCAGGCTCTTCATCTAAATCTATTTCTTCAATCTCTGGTAAATCTAAGTCCGACTCTTTAATTAACTTAGACAATACGGAGCACTTATCACACCACGAAGCTCCAAATTTTAATACACGCATTTTATTTTATTTGTTTATTATTCTTTAAATTACCATCAAACTCTAACCCTAGCTTCAACAACTCTGTAAGGAATTTAGCTGAGTCTTGTAGTTTGGTTCTATCTCTATTGTAAGTTAAAAGTTCAGAGAGGTCATTTGCTGAGTAAGCCCAGAACTCCATCTCTCCTAAACTTTGTCCCTCATTCCTAAAGTTAGCTCCAAGTACAGGTCTCTTTCCTTTCATATTGTCAGAGGTTACTTTAGCTCCTTTTTCTGGTAGTTGGTAGAGTTTCATAAGGTACATATCTCCCACTAAAATCTTGTTCTCCGTATAGAGTCTTCCTGATTTAGTATAAAGGTGTTCCCCATCTAGACTTACATTATATTTCTTAGAGTAATCCCTTAATTTAGAAGACATATCCTTAGCAAAGTTTCCTGTTACTATTGGGTATATCTGTTTATCTTTCAAGCTGTCATGGTACTCTAATATTTGTTTATCACTATAAGATGCTAGTCTAGGGTTTATTATGTCACTCAGTTCTGCTCTCATTACTTTAGGGTTTCTATCTTTATCAAATTTGGCATACATCGCTCTTGATAAGTTAGATAATCCTAGTTCAAGTAGCTGAGAGACTATTTTTCTTGCTCAATTATGTTCAGATAAGCTCGCTACTTCTTATCCCGGAAATTAATCCAGCTCCCTATTTCTAAGGACGTTCAGACTATATCATATAAAAGTTTTACCTTCTATCCTTGCGCTTCCACTCGCTTAAGTGTACTCTACTCCTTTACTACAGTTTCGATAGTCGTTGAACCCATAAGGCTGCTGATTGTCCTCACCACCACATGTAGGATATCCCAGCAATTCACAAGGTTTACCCACCGCAACAAGTCGACTTTACGGTGCTGTCCGCATTCATTATCACATCTATCAACTGCCCATCTTTTGTCCTTGGCATCTCATCTTCAGGAATAATTTGTGAGCATAGACCTTTACTTCCATACCTATTTGTTATCTTATTCCCTACCTTGAGTTCATTGACTTGTAATAAGCGAACTTTAATCATGTATTTGTAATCTATCTGAGGTGGTTCTGGTTGTTCCATAGGTAGATTCAAGTAACTCTCTGGAATTTCACCAATAGCAGCAACCTCTTTTCTTGAAGCTTTATATCTCTTGAAAACCTCATTAATTACCTGCTCTGTTGTCGGGTCTGATTCTACATTACCTTTCTGAACTATGATGTCTGTAAAGTAACCTCTCCCAAAATCCTTAGGCACTCTTAGACCCTCCGTCATGAAGAATCCTTTTAGCTTACTTACTCTACCATAATCTACAGCTCCAGCCAAGAAATCTAAATCCTCAGTAGACATCCTCTCATTAACTCCAAGTATCTGCTCATCTTCTTCAACAGCCTTTGCCATATCCATAATTGAAGTAAGCTCTGACTCTGGTTTTAGAATGTATACGTAATCTTTCACCGCTATATGAGCAAATTTAGGAATCAAGTGAGAACCCATAATTACACCATCCTCGTAGTTATTACCGTGAAGCATAAAGGCTATTCTACAGTTTTTCCCTAGTCTAAATTCTGAGGTTATATTTCTAGGTGCAAAGATCGTGTCTCCAATATTAACGTGATCACCTACTTCAACCTTAGGATCCACCACAACATTCAGATCGTACATGGAATTAACTAAGTGAGATTTATACTCTACAGACTTTCCATTAGGTCCCTTTACTTTAATTACGTTTCTATCCTTATAATCCACTACTCCTGAAGATAAAGCATATATATTTAAAGGGTGGGTCTTAGCTCCGTCATCATGTCCCGAACTAACTGCTGGTACATCTGGGTTTATAAGTTCAACGGCTTGGTTACTCATGTTTCCTCCCATTGATACCCTAATTGAGTCCGTATAGTTAATCATAGGGATCCTTCTAGTTGAGTAAGAAAGTTTATCATCAGCAGAAGCATCTATATAGCACGGTTTAGGTACTTCAGATAACTTATACTCTCCAATTACTTCACCTCTCCTCCTTACTTTAACTTTTGGTTCTACTTTCTTGTTTATATAGTCTACATTCTGGTTGTCAATTATGTATGAATCAAAGTAATCTATATAAGGAAGAACTACAGGCTTAAAGTTCATATCAAATACCCTAATAGAAATACCACCATCCTCATCAATAACAGAACAAACATTAAGCTCATTCACGATATTCGCATTGGCATTTTCTGGAGTTCTAATTGGGTCTATGATATCTACTAAGCTTCTATTATACTCTGTGTACTCTGAAAGCTTAATCCTTCTTGATAGTGCAGAGAATGTCAGTGAGTTTACTTTAGAAGGGTTATCAATCATACCTCCATGTGAAAAGAACTTACGGATATACTTGTTCATCTCACTGGCATAGATCTTTCCTCTTCTTGGTAAATCTGAAGCTATCCTTGTATAAACCTCTTTCTTATGACTCTTTAGGAAGTTAACTAAACCTGCTTGAACTGTGAGAACCTTTTTGTCTAGTATATGATCCTCCACCTTGTCGTTATAACCTGCGAACTTATCTTTAGCTATAAGCAGCATCTCTTTCGTTAATTCTTTAGGTGTCTTATCCAGTCCTAGCTTTATTCCCATCTTCTTTAAAATACTCCCATCTACAACTCTTGCTTCTTCTGGTAACTCCTCTATGCTATTTAAATCTATAATAACCTCTTCCCCGCTACTGTTTAGATACTTGAATAGGTTAGTCTCGTAGTTATAAGTCTTATCTTGGTCTACTACAAACTGAGACTCATAAAACCTAGCATTTCTATCATTATCCAGCATTAAAGTAGGAGTCTTGTATTTCCCAAAGATAATGAATGAATCGTTTACCATCTTAGGAACTTCAATCACAATAGGCTCAGGCTGCTCTCCAGTTTCTAAATTAACATAACTGAGGAGAATATCATAATTATAGGTCTGCTCTAGCTCTATTGCTCTTGATAACTCTACTTTTGGGTGAACGACTTCTATATTAACCACCTCGAAACCTCTCTTCTTTAATGGGTTATTGTAGTAAGATGTTAATATTTCCGGGAGTCTTTCTTCTATGAAATAATTATAGCTATTGTTCATTGATCCACGTGTATATTTTTGTGTACTTATTTAAAATGTTCTCTACTGTGTGCCTTAGTTCTGGTGGGATCGAAACTTCTAAATCCATCATAGTTGCATCACTTTCATTAGGGGAAATCTTGAGGGAGTCTTGTTTTATCTCCCCCTTAACTTCCTCAGTAAATGCGTCTATGTTGAATCCATCCCACCTTAAGAACCTGCAAATACTAAACCTTAATTCCTCCATAGTTGTTTAATATTATATAGTTCAGTGCGTAATTCTTATTTAATACATCCAGCAGACTTCTCATAGTAGCTCTTTTATAATCTGGTTTAAGCTCCATGAAATACTCTAATATATCTTTTGTAACTGGTATAATATTATAAAGAAGCCCTACATTTTTTACTAGTTCATCTTTTGTTAATACTAAGGTTTCATTATTGTGGTAGAGTATTATCTCCTTATCGTCTATATTCTCAGCCCCAAGATTAACTCTATGCAGTCTATCCTTGTAACCTTGAAACTCTAAGACTGTATTTATCGCTGGAATGTCAAGATTCTCCCAGAGTTGTGGTGTAAAGTCCAGCCCAAATATACTAGAGACTACATCAGATAGAGCTATTTCCAATTCTGACTCATCCTCGTAAGTGAACTGACCAATCATTACATTATCTCGTGTTATTATTAGTGAAATCATCGTTATTATGCTAAATTGTTATATTCTAATTGGCTTCTAAATATTATATCAAGCGGGTCTTCTCTCTCAGATCCTTCATTCTCCAGTAGATTATCTAAGGTCTTATTAGCGTAACCAAAGGCAATCTTAGATAGAGCAGGAAGTTCTTTAAATGCACCCTTAACTCCTGAATATGTAAGTTGTCCTCCTAAATTAACTGAACAGATACGATATAGGAATTCAATTAAATCTTCAGTTACATTCCCGTTAGCTTCTAGGAATTGCTGTCTGAATACCATATACCTATCTCTAATCGCATCATCTCCCTGTAACTCTGGATTGCTATACTTATTCATACTTACTACATCAGAGGAGATTTTAGCATGTTTAGCTACTCTTGCCCCTTCTGGATAATAGTAAAGAGTAGGTGTATCTAAGTGTTGAGAATTAATCATAACCCCATTAACAAACACTCCGATCTTATTCCTTGGTAAAAACTGATAACTAATAATACCTTCATATGGCGAATAACTCACTGATGGTTGAATATTGTTATTAGCGTTCTTGTTACCTAGTGAAATCGGGAATGTATCAATAAGTTTAGATATAGCCTCGAATTTGTAAGTAGGTGAGAGAAGCTTATGGATATACCCAATAACATCCCCTTTCTTAAACTTATACAGATTCACGATAAACTCCTTGCTCTTTGGATAAGTCTCCGTTACATCTCCATATTTGATTGTATACGTATTTTCAGTAACCTCAGTAAGTTCCCCATCTGCCTTAGCTCTATGTATAAACCCTTCATTAATCATCTTAAATGTAGCGTTGTGTTTAATAGATAGTACAGACTGGGTCATCGCTTCAGTTAAGGTCGTAGAGAATGAGAATCCAATGTTACTGTCTTGATAATAGTCTAATAATTGTGACACTTGGTTTCTATATAGGTTAGTGTCCTTATTAAATATACAAGATGGCAGCTTAACTATTTTCCCATAATCCTTCTCTGTAATTTCGTGACCCTCCAAAGTAAGTCTCCCTTTATAGTATGGCGAAGCTTCCACCTCTAAGTAACTATTTCCAGGAGCATCTTTATCTTGAAACTTAAACCCTTTACCAATTGTTACCAGCTGTCTAGTTAAATACCCTGAGCCACCTACACCTTCCTGCTTAATCCCTACTACTTTACGGTTTGTTATTGCATCAGAATAGTAGTCATCAGGTGAAAGTCCATTTAAGAGATTCGTTTCCATTACATCTATAACCCCTTCATTTGATATTGTAATTTTAGGGATAGATAGATCGAGTACTTGTTTCATCTTAATCCTGTTTGAACTCTCTAGTCTGTCTTTAATAGCTGGTGTAAGTGAATCTTTAGCTTGTTCAGTAAAGTTCTTATAAGCCTCAGAGATTCTAATTAGTTTCAGCTGTGGAGATAAGCTTTCATCATTCTTAATTCTAACCATCTCCTTATGTAAACTAGTATCCAGGTCTAAGTAAAGTTGATTAAGCGTAAGAGATGTAACTCCTTTAAACTTAACAACCTCTGAACCAAAAGATGCTAGTTTATGTATAATATCTAACCTATCTGACTTAACTGAAATGTACTCCATAATCACTAGTATATTCTTAGCGTTTATAGGTTGTCCATCTCCAATTAAATCATCAATACTACCCTTTATATATGTTGAGATCATTAACCTGCCGTAACAAGTGATCTTTCCATTGTACTCTAGAGGTGTATTGTAGTTAATTTTGTTCGCATTTAAAAGCTCTTCTATCTGTGAGGAATCTGTAATCTTAATAGGCTTAGGTCCCATCTCAATTCTACTTCCAAGGTTAAGCCCTAAAAGAAACTCGTGAGAAGGTGTAAGCAATGTTTTAAGGTTTGATTCCTGATAATATAAAGCTTCTGGACCTATTCTCTGCTCTACATATTCCGTATAATCCTTAGGTACTGCTGTTATTGAAAGAGAGTCCCCATCAAAGTCAGCTCCATAAGGTTCAATAATAAGAGGATTTAAGCCCATTGTAAAGTTATCATTTAATACGACCTTATAACAACCAATAGATCCTTTATGTAGTGATGGTGCCCTGTTGATAATAACTCTTCTATCAGTCACCCAACCTCTAAAGTCATCTAAGGTTTTGTAAGTTGTAAAATCGATATACCTCATTTCTGCATCTAAAGGACTAAGTTGATATTTATCTCTAATGTATTCTATAAAGTCAGTCTTAAACATTTCATAGGCTACCTTAATTGGGATAGATACTTCGTCAGGCTTTAGAGTTATGTCTGGTACAATATAATTTCTGGCTGAGTTTGTGATTCTCTTCTTTAATTGAGTTCTTGCAAAGTTCTGCTTAGATGGATTATTAAGTTTACTCATTTCCATTATCTGAGAGACTATAAATTTCCTAAGCATATTCCTATACATCACTTTATCAACGAGAGGGAGTCCTTTTGCATTCATCTCAGTATTAACCATCTCAACCATGTAGATAATACTCTTATAAATGACAGACTCTCCAGACACAGCAAGCTCCTTCTTTCCATTAACCGTTCTAATTGCTACAGGTCTTTGGGAAATAGGAGATACGATAATATATTTGTTGATATAGTTCTGTGCCTCTTTGTATTTATCTGGGTAGTGTTTCTCTAGTAAAGCCATAAGACCCTCTAGTGAAGTATAAATCTCATTCCCAAAATATTCAAGAGACGACACTATACTATTCTCTTTCTTGTCATAATTATAGTTACACAGGCAGAGGTATTCTATTTTATTTCTAGTACCTTTTGGAATCTCTAGTATATCCTGAATAAGAGCTAAAAATTTCTTCTCCTTATACCTTAATAAATAGTAAACCGTTGTATCAATATAAGCATAACGGTAAACCTCATCATCAGAAGGTAGTATGGTAGAGGAGCAGATGTTACAAGTGATATTGATTCTATTCTTCAAGTTACCACAATTACACCTATCTCTAAATACGGATCCAAAAAAGTTCTTATCATAAAGTCCGCCATTAATAGGTGATAGCTTCGTTGAATTTGCCTCCCCTATTCTCAAGTTAAAGTCCATATAGGTTGTAACTTGCTGACCTCTGGCTAACTCTAAGATTCTCTGGTCTGATACTGCTTTATACCCCATAGTTCAAAATTATCTGGTTAAACTTCTTAGTCAATTCTGGGTCGTTTAATTTCTCAACCAACTTCCCAGTAACTATATTAATATTATCTTCGTACGTTTTCTTGTTCATGTTTAAAGAGTTGAGAATAGTTGTTAGTGGTGGATTTATTATTTTATGATACTCCTTTCTAAGCTCACTAAACAATTTTCTCTCAGCTGGTGGAGCGTTAACGAATTCGGTGATATTAAAAGTATTCCTAACAAAAGCTAAATTATTCTGTCTCTTAAGCAGTGATATTAGTTTTGATTTAGGGAACTTCTCTTCAATCTTAGTCATCGCTTCCTGCCAAAAATCCGTAAATTGAGAGGGATAGTTATTGAATTCTAAAATCACCTGCTCATACTCTTTTGGTTTATATAGCGTACTCTCTTTGTAATAAAAGTTAGACTGTAAGAATTTAACCACTAAGGCTTTTAATAAATTAGGTCTCGCATTAACATTCTCTACTTCTTTAATAAACTCATTGACCTCCTCAACCAAGATTCTCGTTATAATGTCATCTGTTGACTCTACCATTCTTATAGCTGAGTTTCTAGATTCCACTTCTAAACCTTCTTCATCGACCTCTTGCTGATTCTCTTCCCACTCTTTAATTACTGTTCTGTTCTTTCCGTTAATGTTTAAGACAGACTCTATATCGCGGAGAACCTTATTGTAAGATGTATTCCGCTCAAAAGAAGAAAGGATCAGAGTCATAATGTTAATCGAATCATCTGAACCAATTTGCTCGTACACCTCCATCAAGCGAGAAGACCGTATGTCAACCCCTGAGGAGCCCTGCTGTGTAATTTCCATATGTTATTTTTTATACTGTTATTTCTGTTTCTTTTTGTTGTTGTATTGCATTTTTAATTGTTGGCAAGAACCCTCCATCATCTTCACAAGCCTCTAAAACTAGTAAAGCTGTATCGTCAAAGGATAAACCAGCTCTCTCTCCGGCATTAAATATATCACCTAAAGTTTGAAACTCATAAATCACCTCTTCTTCACAAGTACCTTCATTATAATACTCCATCATCCATCTTATTCTCTGAGGGTAGTGTCGTAATCCTTGAGGTAATTCTTTCGAGTTGTTTAGTATCTTTCCTCCCATACCATTTTGTGCTAGGTTATATTTTAGGTAAAAGTACATTCGGAGAGTATATAAAGGAGTTATTCCTGTAAATTCAAAAGCTCCCTCACTATAAGTTATATCCTTTTTCATGCACAAGCTACTATTCCGATCAAAGGTAGGGCTAGTTCTATTATCTAAGTATACTGCTTTAGGTGGATAGAAGGTATTATTATCATCACTACGCCAAGAGCAATTTTTAGTATCCCAGAACTTTTCAGCTTTAGATCTTTTGGAATATTCTAGGTAATCAAGTATCGTCTTATTTCCAGTTTCAGCAATACTTACTACACCCTTTTTCGGATGATAATTCCCTTCAAATACTTCAAAATTACACTTAAGACTATTGACAAAAGATTTAAGAGCCTCTATAGTGTATACAACCTTCTCTCTATAGGCAGCTTCCTCTTTATCAATCTCAGGTAATCTTAAGCTTTTAAAATTTCTTGGATCATAACCTTTAAAATACTTCTCTCTCTCAAGGTTTAGGATATAAGCATTCTCTGGGTTTCTAAGGGATTTATGGAATATTTTAGCCACTTCCGATTTCCCTTTTCTGTATGACCAGTTTATATTTTTATCTGATTGTCTTCTAAATTCCTCTAAGTCATAATTTACTAAAACCTGACAATCCCTATCTCTAAGCTTATGCATCAAAGACTGAAATCTACACTTAGCTCTATCATAAACATTAACAGAATCTAAAAAGTCCTTGAAAATAATAATATGATTAGGTGTGTCATACTTGTTTAGCATATTGTCTAACATAGCGGGTGACATTTTGTCCTGATTTCTAATTCCGGTTGAAGTTTCATAAATTACCTTCGCGCTATTTTTTAGAATCTCAGACATATTTTCTTTTGCATCTCTCTCTGGATTCCTTGATACGAAAACTAGAGTGAAATTCTTAATCCCATCACCTCCTAATAATTGGTTAAGAATGCTGTATGGGTTTAATCTTTGTTTCTTACTGAATAAATCGTTGGATATGGCTATCATTTTATTAAGTTTTTTTTTCTTGTGGTTAATAAAATTAAGTTAATGCAAATGTCGTGCCAAACTAAAAGTCGAAGCGTAACATTTTTTAATTTTCAACTATAAGGCATTACCCCAAGATAAAACCTGTAGCTACTCAAAACAAAGTTGAAAATCAATGTCTTAAGTTTTATAAGAATCACTAAAGTGTAACTCTTAATGGTGTACTACACGCCTCTATTGGATACTGAAATTCTCCAACTACTTTTCTTAGAATATTAAGTGAAGCATTAAGATCAGCATTTATAAGTTTACCTTTAGCTGACCTGAAAAGTCCTCTCTTTATTCTCTTACCTAGATAATTTTCATATTCCTCTATAGTTTCACCATCTAAAAAGCTACACTTAGATATATAAGATTCCTCTGTAAGTATAACATTAATTCCTTCTAGTTTACACTTATATTCTAACTGATTAATAAATGTATAAAAAGGTATATTAACAAAAGCTTGATTATTAGTTCTACCTAAGTTAATGTTTTGTTTCCACTCCTCGTTATAACCTATTATAAGAGTACTTATATTATTGGAAACTAGAAAATTCACTATCTTTCTAGAGCTTTTATGTAAATAATCTTTAACTTTATTGTTTCTTATGTTAGTTATACTTTTTATTCTCTTAGATGTTTTCTTATTACCTTTTAAGTGAGCTTGTAGCCTAGCTTTTTCTTTATTATAATATTGATTAATAGACTTTAAAGGTCTACCGTTGATACTAAAAGGTTTAACTACATTAGATGAAACAGTAGCTAAATTATCTAAACCCAAGTCAATAGAAGCATATCTTCCGTTATCACTTTTAGGTTCTTTTTGTTCTACTTTGTATACAACTTCAACTACATGATGATTATTTCTAGGTAAAACTCTTACTTCAACTATGTTAGACTCGTTAGCCTTTTTAGTGGGTATTTCAATAGATAATCTAGATAGCTTAATTAAGCCTTTCTTTAGATACTTCTTTGATATCGCTTCTTTATTAAAAATAGCGGTATATCTACCTTCCTTATCTAAATATTTAGGAATTCTAATAGATTTATCATAGTTACCATCTTGCTTCTTTTTAAGTAAAGCAAAGAATACCTTAAAGTTTCTATAAAGTAACATTAAAGTCTGATTAGATACTTTAGTAGGCAATACATAATAATCCTTATCCTTAGAATCAACCATTAATCTATTAACTCCAAAGTAATTCAGATACCCTTTAGTTTTAAAATAATGTTGTCTAACTATGTACAAAGCTTTATTATAGAGATTCTTAGATTTGAAACAAACTTCATCTAACTCTCTATTGTTCTTTATAATATGTCTTTCTACTAAATACATTATTTTAAGTTATTATCAAAAGTTATGCCAAAGATCTTTATTAGAAACGATAAAATTAATAAAATGTAACTAAATTGATTTGCTTTATTAAGTATTCTCTGTCGTTCTAAAATTAAGGTACTTTTTAGCTCATTTAAGACACTTTCTCTATTTGACTGGTATGATTGCATTAGAGAAGTTATTTTGGTTGATTTTTGATATGTTTCTGAGATTATTTTATGTAAGTTGTTGATTCTCAGTTGTATCAAAAACCTACCCATGTTATAAGGATAATATTAAATTATATATAGTCGCTACACTATCGTTTCGCTCCTTAAACTGATATAAAAAAATAAAACTAGAAAAAATTAACTTTGAGATAACATTAAACTTTCTTTCTTATAATCTTTTTGGTTGAACTTGGCGGGGATCTTATCGACCCCGCCAGAATAAACTTAAGTTAAGCTCATAAACCTATTCAAAATCGATTATCTTTTCTTAGCTAGTATAATTACCTTACTAAAAATAGATCTTAGCTAAAATAAGCCTTAAATGAGCTAATCCTAAAATTTAATATAAACTCAACTAAAAAGTAAACTAACTCTCAACATTATCTTAGGTTTATAGTTTTAACATGGGGCGCTTTATTGTTAACCCTTATTAAAACTAGCCTTTCCGTAAACTGTTTAACTTTTTATAATCCTTCCTTGTTATCCTCAAAGTTAATTTTTCTAGTTTTGAATTTAGAATAACCTATGACTATTTAAACAGATCGAAAACCTTCTTAATATCAAATTCTATTACTCCTTCTTTCTTCAATCCTAAAATTCCAATAACTGTCATAGCTATAAACCCTGCTATTCTAAAAATTGATCCCATAATCTATAAACTTTAAATTGTTAATCTTTCTTTTTAAACCAGTGAAACATAGTCCTACTCATGTCTTTAATGGTTCTATGCTCAGCTCCCCACAAACAAATAACTAGAACTTCGATACCCTCTTTATTGCACAACCCTTGAATCTCCTTAAGCCTAACTCCAAAAGTCCAACTCGAATCTTTAAAGAATATTTTGCTGTCATCATTTAGTGTCAAATTGTCAGTTAAATTACCAAACAAAACTGGACACAACTCTTCAACTGACTTCATGATATTTCTTCCGTTAATTCCTTTGAATGATAAGTGGAATCTGAGGTTGTCATCTTTAATCATCATACTCTTCAAAAATTCCATCATGATAGCTTTCAATCCAAGAGTATCCTTTAGCATTTGTAACTTTAACTCTAATCTCAGACTCAAAGAAATAGTTAGACAGCTCGGTTAATTCATCTAATCTCTTAAGGTCATTCCAGTCAGCTTCAAACTCTCCCTTACTAAAATCTCCCGTTAAGTTCTCAGCTAAGGTAGGACATTTCTCTAAGATTACACTCTGCAGCTGACCTATTTTAGTATCAGGTACATTCCAAATCTCAAACTCAAATTTCTCCATATACTACTCATTTTTATTGTTATTTTCTCCCCAAAGTTTCAACCCAATTAACCTAATCAATGGATAACATAGGGCTGACATCATTAGGTTTACTTTAGTTCCTGTTATAGCTGCAAATAGTACAACACAAGCCAAGAATAAGATAAACCTCCCGAATTCACTAAGGCATCCTTTCATAATTGTTTTTTCTTTTTGTCATTTTCGTCGTATTTGTATTTTTTACTGAGGTAGTGAGCGATAGTGTTTCCATTTTTCTCCTCCTCATGTCCTTTCATCCACTCTATCTTCAAATCCTCAAAACCTTCCTTTAGTTCTTCATACTTCTCCCATAAATCCAAATTGCTTCTGTGGTTTATCTCATCTACTACATATTGGGAATCGGTGTAGAGGGTGGTTGGGAATTTATTGAACCTATGCTTTGTTAGATATTCAAGTCCATTAATGGCAGCCAAGAGTTCTAATCTGTTAATAGTAGTTCCTTCCTCTTTTCCATATAGCCTCTTATACCCTTTCTTACTAAAATTCAGTTCCATATAACAGCCCCAGCCACCTCTTTTCTTTCTCATATCATAGCTGCCGTCTGTATACAACTCTATATAATTTTTCTTATCCTCTCCATTCATATTTTAACTTTTCTCCTATTTTACTTAAGTGTTCATCAATTCTACCTCCTTCTATAGTTAATTCATTTCCTTCTCCCATATCAAGTGCATCAACTACAAACCGAGTCCCTGAGTTCAACTTTACTTTTACCTTATTATTACTACTCCCTTCTCCTACAAAAGATATCCTAAATGACCCAGTGAAGTTGAAGTTAGTTAAATCTAAGTCCACCTCATTTGAAGCTCTATGTAAAAACACCTTGAAACCATTTACATCAACTCTTACACTACTCCTTACATTAATTTTACCACCTTCCCAAGAGTTAACATGCCCAAGTGACCAAGGAGTGTTCTCTTCAGCTATATCTATATTTAATTCTGAGTTTGAGTGTAATTCTAGAGATTCTACCGGGATATAGTTGTTAGTCCCTAGAGTTGACCCATAGAGCATAACTTTATTTACTTTCTTATTTCCATATGTAGTTGTAGTTTCAAAGTCGGAACAGAGGAAGGTTATTCTTTTAAATTTGTCATAGAACTTGAACACCTGAGTACCTTTTGCATTAACTATAATAAGCTCATCGATACACCACATATCCTCCCCTTCAAATACCTGCTGATCTTTAAACATACCAGAAATCCAACTATTAGGTCTCCAATCAAGATTCACCAAGTTAACTAGACTCTTTAAAAATCCAAGATCATTCCACTCGTCCGTATAATTTTTAATTTGATTAACTCTTTCAATTGGGTGATCTTCTTCATAGAGTCTTTTAATAATCTCAGTTCGCTTTGTATTATCTAATTTCATATTCTACTCCTTCGCCTGCATAAATCAAATCTGGTCTAACTCCTCTAATTACTATCTTGTTTCCCTCAGCTGAGTGCAAAGATCTAAGCTCAACTCTAGACTTATCTCCAAAGTTATCCAGATCGATTCCTATTTTATTATTATTCCCGAAGATCTCAATATTAACACACTGGGCTTCTTTTCTTTTAACCGTTGAGCCGAATAAGATAGATGAATTGTCTCCCATTACTTTTATTAGAACCGTTTGCATAGGAGGGTGGTCAGATCTAGAAACAATTTTAACATCACTCTTAGAATCTATCATCCATAGTCCTGTTTTGTTAGTAGTATCTGATTCAACATTACTTCCCCTAACAATAATAGACTGGATATAATCTCTACATTTCTCAAGATCTACCTCTGAAGCCCTAATATCCAAACTCTCATCATTACGCTCCACTAAGTCACTTGGAAGTTTGCCTCTATAGTTGATCAGTCTTATTGTTTTATAGTGATGACCTCTTAAGGAATTACCACTCATAAAGAAACCACCACGTACATGCAAAACCTCATTCCTACTAAAACACTTACTTAAAAATCCACCTCTCTCCCAATCTAACTCCTGACACTCTGCATCGACCCTAGTTAAGAAATCAAAGTCATGGAGGGAACTATTAAGGTTTTTCAAGTCGTCTAAATCTAAATTCTCTTCATGTTCAAGTAGGGTCTTAATTAATTTCTTTCTATTCATATCACCTCATAATCTACCTTGTTATCCACTAAATCATACACATCTATATCCTTTCCACCTTCTATAATAATCTTAACTCCTTCCGTCTCACAATCTAAGTACATCGATTTAACGTCAGTGTTTTTATTTAGCTTCACATGTATATAGTTATTAATTCCAGATCTGTGAAAGTAGAGTTTGAAGAGTTTTATTTTTAAATTTCTAAGGTCTAATTCTATTTTATTATTGCTTCCTCCTGTAACTCTAACCACAAATTCACCTTCTTTAACTTTATCTGCAACTCCAGCCTTCATAAAAACCTCAGAATTACTACCCTCTACTAAAACACGATATAAATGCATACTACCTCTACTCTTTTTAGTTAAGTTCAGGTTTACTTTAGAGTAGTCTTTTAATATTAATTCTGAGGTAGGTGGTGGAATTATTGTAGTTAACTCAGATCCATTTAGCTCAATGTTTTCAATAGGATGTTTACTTTGATTGTCTGGATCTAAGGTAAATACACTGGAATAAAAAGTAATCTCATCTTTAAAAGGGATAACATATGCATCACTAATTACTCTCGCTAAACACCACTCTGATTGAAACTCCTCACTTAATATTTCACCATCACTAAAACACTCACTAACTGCACTTCCAATGCTCCAATCCAAGTCTCCAGCTATTGTGTTAAGCTCTGTAAGGAAGAGGGAATCCGGAGTGTCTTCTTCTTGTAACTTTCTTATGTCCTCCAAGTCTAGCTCTTCCTCGTTTTCTATTGCTACTTTTATTAACGCATTTCTGTCCATCTTTCTCCGTTTATTATTACTGTATTTGAAGTCTCTTTATTAGTATCTACAGTTAGTTTACCTTTATTCTGCATTCCAATGATCTCAACAAAATTATCCTTAGCTACATGAGATCCTCCAGATGTGTTGTAGAAAATTAGATTAACCTGAGCATTTGGAATTTTACTTAGATCTAACTTTACTTTATTATTTGAGCTATACATTGTAATCTTTAGAACCAGTTGAACATCCGTTTTCACCTTAGAGCTTAATTCGAATGTACTACCCACTATTCCACTTGTAGATGAAAAGGTAACCTCTAAGCCACTATAACTCCCCGGCTTTGGTTTAAATTCTCCTATTACATTTAAGTTAGACCCTTCTCTTATCTCATACCTAGACGCTGCGAATAAATGATTAACTAACACTTTTGAACCAACTAAACTAACTGTCCTAAGCTTTCGTTCTCGTATATAATCGCTAAACTTAATAGCCGCGTCTGATCCAATTAATTCTAAGTCATTCAGCGGTTTAGTGTCCTGGCTTACCTCATAATCTCCCTTCCGGTTAATCTTCATCAAACCTTTGTACTTCCTTAGAGTCTTAGCCCTTTTGAAACACCGTTCTACAAAACCACTACCTACCCTCCAATCAATTCCCCTAACCTGCAGCACATATAAATTCACCCAGTCATAATCAGTTTGGTATCTATGGTGCTTGTTGAAACCTATGACATCCTCCATATTAACTCCTTCTAACTCTAAGGCTATTTTATTCATTGTATCTTTCATGACTTCTAACACGCTAAATAAATTGGATTAGGAGTAAGTTTCCCATTCACTAAGGTCTTATTCTTGTACACTCCATCACCATCTACATTCACTTTTACATCTTTTGAAACATTTATTAGCTCTATCGTATTATCCCTAGCCAATTCCCCAAAACTAATATTCACTTTCTTCACACCTACGTACTTCTCAAGATCTATTATTACCTTAGAGTTATCACAGTCTGAGAAGAAGGTTATGTGTATCTCCTTTAAGTAGTCATCTATTACTTCTGAGGCCATATTGAATTTACAACCTTTATAGGGATCCGAGGACTGGTAGAAAGCTAACTCTAAATGTTCTCTTCCCCAATGCCCTGATGACCCTGTTTTATTTATTATACTTACTTCAGAAGATTCTCCTATGATGTAACAGCTGGATAAGAGAGGATTATTGATGATAACTTTAGAATTAATGATAGTGAGGTTAGAAAAGACATTTTTATAATATTTCTCCCCTAAAAACGTAACATCACTCGCCATGAATACACTATTAATATCTAAAACTGGACCATATTTAATCTCGCCTTTACACTTCACGAAATAATTGTTAGTCCACTCATCCTCTGTAACTAGCTGGGTATCCTCATTAAAACAACTCAACAAATCCTCTCTAGTCCAATCTATGAAACAGTTAGTAAATGCAGAGTGTAATAAAGAAGCCTCATCCCAACTAAGATCTAAATCCTCATCAGTTAAGTCTACATCTTCATCTTCTAGTAGTAACCTTAAAAACTTAGTCGTGTTCATGATTCTCAACTATTACCTTAATCCACTCTTCACTAAATGTACATGATCCCTCCTTATCTGATTCACTATCTACAGCTATAAAAGTATTAACGTCATCTAGTTCTGTTCTAATATCACAATCCACTAGTACAACATTCTTACAATTCTTTATAGCTCCATTAGATAAGAAGTTACAATTATTAGCTAGAAAACTTTTAACATCTACAAATCTAATCCCCTCTTCCTTAAAACCAGATTCGACAATACTTACATTCTCACAATTGGCAAACATAACCTCAATTAAATTAACGCCTATAAGCCTAATTCCAGTACTCTCTCCAGTTACATTAATCCTACCTATCCCACACCCTTCTATTACTGTATCATTTTGTATTATAGATTTAGAGTAGATAGATGAATTTATAACCCTGGCCTCCTCACTTATTATATGCACATCTTCTCCTAAATAACTATCCACCACATTCTCCTCACATCTAACCCAACCTCCCGTAGTTCCATCATCATTATAGTATCTGTAGAGTGTGAGACTATTATTTAGTGTGCATGTTTCATTCTTCTCTATCCTTCCCATACCCTTTGATTTTACTGATTCTTAAATGTCTGTCTGAATGGATTACTTTAGGTTTTTCCTCTCCATTGTATCTAGGGTTGTTATAATTCTCCTTACACATAGCCTCATAGTCCTTCAGTTTCTTATTTAATTCAGCCCATTTTTCTAGTTCAGTAAAGTCATATCTTGTGTTAACTCTACTCTCAAACTTATAACCCTTATCCCCGTCACTTCCATAATCACTTG